TTCATGCCCCATCCGTTGGGCAGGACCGTCAGGATGGTTTCAGAGCCGTCGTTGGGAGCGATGAAAGAGCCGATGACGGCGTCTGCACCGATGTCGGTGATGGTGATCACGCCGGTGCTGACGTTGACGCCCGAGTAGGTCACGACAGTTGCGGCGACCGTGCCTGCAGCTGTGGGTGGGCCTGTGAGCTTTAACGTGCCGGATGCGCCGATTCGGCGAACAATTTCAGTCGCGGTGGCGAGCGAAACTGTCAAGGCGGTGTTGCCTGAACCGTCTTCGTCGTGGGCGTCAAGTGTGACACCGATGATCGACGGCGCGAGTTTGCCGGATGCGGTGATGCGGCCCAGCAGAAGGCCTGCACGCAGTTCCGAGGTGATGGTGTTGAGAGCATCGCGGGTCTTGTCCCCGTCGATGATGTGAAGGCCGGGCAGATACTGTTCATTGCCCAGCGTGATTTGGCGATGCGAAGCAGTCCGTTCAGCCGAGAGGCCGGGGACGCCGTTGGTTGGTGAGTAGCTCATGCTTATCGACTCCGATTGGTTTGATTGATGTCAGACAGAACGATCACGGCCAGTCAGCCGATGGTTTAGAGCACGGTGCCTGTGGTGGTTGACTTGCCATCGTTGTGGGAGGCCACGATGGCATCGATTTCCTTGGTCGCGGCTTCGCGGCTCTTGGCCTTGTCGTCTTCGCCAGGGGTTTCGCGTGATGCCGCGATGGTCTGGGACTTGGTTTTTTCTTTCAAATCCTTAGGGTCGTTCTTCTTGAGCGCGTCGATGATCTGGAAGGCCCGGCAGTCGGTGGCATCCTCTTCAGCAGAATTGAGGTCGAGCATGTAGGAGCCAGAGCACACGATTGGGCGAAGGGCATCGCGAACCGCTGGGGTGATTTTGCCGTCCGCGATAAGGCTGTTGAAGTCATCATCGATCTTGCGGACCGAGACGGCTTCGGTGTTGCGGTCAAGCTTGATTGGTTCGAGTTCGGCGACACGACCTGACAGGGTTTTGTTCTCTGCTCGAACACGGGTCAACTGTGATTCGAGGTCGGAAACCTTTGCCGGATTAACGGCCTTGGTCTTGGCATCTTCGAAGTGGCTCAGCACGAGTGCTTCACCTGCTTCATCTGTGATGTCGTCCGCGACCTTGCTGGCGTCAATGCCGAGTTTGAGGGCGAGTTCTTTCCACTTCATGGTCTGCTCCTTTGGGGGCTGGTTACGTACTCGTTCTTTGAATTCGAGGACAGGGACTTCAATGGGATCGCCCTGAGATGCGGCGATTGGGACAAAGCCTTGTTGCCTGTTGATGACTGGTGTGGTGGTGAGGGCAACATGCAAGATGGGCCAATCCCATTTCTTGCCGTTGCCGTCGGTGAAATCTGGTGGGCTGTAGATCGAGACCTCGGATCGGGCGGCGGCGGCGATGCCGTCTTCGCCAATCATTTCGACCTCTCCGTAGAGGATGCCGTCACGGACGAACGCACTGAGCACGTAACCACGATTCTTGTCGGCGTTGCCTGTCAGGTCGTGGCCCTGGGGGATGGATACCTTGTTGCCGGCCGCGATGAATGCATTGGTCGTGTCGGCCCAGTGCTTGAGGCGTTCTGGCGTGACCGTGAATGACTGGACGCGATCCTTGCCGACTTTGACGAAGTCGCCGGTTCGCATCAGGTCTTTGATATAGCGTTGGCGTGGCACCCCATCAGATGAGGACTGGGCCGCTGAGGCAGAGAATTTGCCGCCTGGACCACAGAAGATGCCGCCATGTTGGAGTTGCTTCCACATGGGCGGGACTGTAATGCCTAATTTTTCGATTCAAAGGGGTTGCGCTGGAAGAAATGGGAAACTACTGGACGGCGCGGGAATTTACAGGACTTGTTTGCCATCAGATTCGTTGAATGGCATGCCCGAAGCAATGGCATTGACTCGTGCTCGGTTGAAAATCCATCGGCCACCGTGACGCACTGCAGGAAGCTCGCCTTGCTGGGCCTGCCGGTAGACGGTTTCGAGGTGAAGGGACAGCGTCATGGCCGCTTCCTTCGCGTTCATCGGGGGCTGCTGTTTCTCGTTCATGCTCATCTCCACCAAGATTTAGGGTTCGTCCTCAAATTCTACCATGTTTGGCAATAATGGAGTAGAGATTTATGTTGACTTGGATGAAGAATATGGGTAGCTGGCGTACGGCTCATTGTTGATGGTCAATTGCTGAACAGCGAGAGGTTTCTTCGGGCGCTTCATCGGGTGCCTCGATCCGTTGACATCCTTTTCCCAACGTACCCCATTGTCACCCTCAATGGGGTAGCGGTGATCTAGTTGGTTGTCGATGATCTCCTCTGGGATGCCTTCGGGGAAGGCTACACATACCATCGGGGCTCGGCAGTGTTTGCACTCGATACATTGGGAGTGATAGGTCAAGGTCATAGCGGCGGTCCTCCATACTTATTGTACAAGTCGAGGATGCTTTTGCTGTAACGTTTTCCGGTCAATCGGCCAGAAAAAACCTCGGCCACAAACTCATAGGGATCAACCGAGGCGCGTTTGCTGACCTGCTGACGGATCATCGCCTTCGTTTCATTTGTCATGTTCCGAATGGACTTGTGCTTGAACATCTTGGGAGAGTGCTTGTGATGTAGTGCGTGACCAGCTTCATGAAACATCGGGTGGTGTGGGTGGTTGGTTGACCAATGACGTTTGAGATATTCCTTGTGCGAAGTCTTGCCCTTATTTTTCCTTGTCTCTCGCCAGAATGAGTTCTTCGGATTTATGAGTATCTGGTCGATTTCAGGGGCAAACGCAGCGACCGATTCTCTTCTATTGGGGAAACGTTGATTGAAATCATCGACCACTCGCCATATCGCAGGAACATCGTCGATTCGCCGGAGCATGAAGTCCAGTCCTTCAGCCAACGTACGGCCAATGCGAACCTTCCCGTGCGTATAGATTCGGATGCCTTGGTCACTTGCCCATTGCTCTATTTCTCTGGATGAGCCGAACCGAGGCCACTCGGTTGGCATGGTTCTGGGCATCTGAACGGTGTCGCGAAAAACGTTGCCGGGGTTAAACGAAAAGCCCTTGTCCGGTTCCGGATAGATGGTCTGGCCGTCGATGACTTTCGGCTGCGGGAATGACTCTTGCGCGAGTTCGACCTGGTCGTCGAAAATCTCGATGGTCGTACACCTGCAGTTAAACCCGTTGGGCGGGGTCAGGGTGTTCCAGATGGGATCGTTCTTCCGCGCTTTCGTGCCATCCAGCAGTTCGTGAGCGGGCCGAACGCGGTCGTCGCCGACAGTCACGTACTCCCAGCCCCACATGATTTCATCGATATCTGGGTCTTGCGCTGCCTGCCATCGTCCTGCTGCATAGGCTTGCTGGACCTGCGTTCGGAATATCGTTTCGATCTTGTGTGGTCGGGAGATGATCCTGCCTGATTGATCCTTCACTTCGTCGATGCCAAGTTTGCCGAATACTGTGGCGAGCCTTTTGGTTCCGCCGCGCACGTGCGAGCCCTGTTCGACCAGCCTTGCCATGGTTTCCTGAACTTTTCGGTCTGTGTAAAGGCCAAGATTTCGGGTGGCTCTGACGGCGTCTTCTCCGTACTTCTCACTCAGAGAGTCCATCTGTTGGTCGTTCAGGTTGAGGCGTCGCTGCAGGAATTCTACGGCTCCGGCGTATGGTCCCGATTGGGCTAAGACAAGGGCTTGTTCACGTAGTCGTGGCGATGCTGATTCGATCATGCGATAGCGGCCACGGAGATCTGCTGCCACCATTGCAGATGTGAGGATTGGAGCGATCTTGATGATGGCAGATGCGACGGAACGCCTGAGGCTTTCGGTGTCGTTGGTCCTTAGCGCCCGGCGTGCGGCTGCACGAATAGAGCGGACTGCTGTACCCGCTGCCCTGATGCCCGGGCTTTCGAGTTCGATGCGGTCTCGCTCATACACTGCAGCGCGTCGACGTGCGTAGCGGCTAGATGGCATGGTCGTCCTTATCTATCAATAACCTATCAATCCACGCGGAGTTGATAGGTTTATGGCTTGGCGGCCTTCTTGCCCTGCTGCTTCTTTTTCTCATCGAGTTCGGCCTGGCGTTTGGCTTCGACCGCAGCGGGGTCATCCACTTCATCGAGATCGTCGGCCGCGTCATCCAGAACATCATCGACGTCAACCCCGGCCTTCCGTGGAATACCAAGAGAGTCGACCATTTCTTGCACGCTGAGGATCTGCATGAACAAGTCGGCGTTGGCCGGTTGCCTGAAGAACTCTTTGATCATGTCGCGGATCAATGCAGGTGTCTCATCGTGGAGTGGCGGGTATTTGAACACCACCGTTCCTCGAGCTTCTTCCCCGTAGTTTACGATCAGTAACGGGTCGATGAACTGGTCGTTCATCACGACCTCGATGTCGGATGCGAGCATCTGTGCGATTGCGATGGTCAGTCCGACGTTCGATTCGGTCTCGGCCTTCGTGCCGCCCGTGCCTTCGGCAAACGCACGTTCTGGGGTGAACCAGCCTCGCGCCATCAGGGCTTCGAAGTGCTCAAGCATGGCGATGAAGTCTGAGCCATAGCTGTTGGATGGTTCGAGGAACGTGATGAGCCATGCTTTGAAGCCCTTCATGTCGACACCCGTCTTGGCTGCGTCTTCTGCCCAACGTGCGAGGGTATTGGGCATGACCACGCCGTTGCCGCTGGATAGCTGCTGGACGACGCTCTGGGCAATGACCTGGTTGTCGACCGGCTGGCCGTCACCGTCGATGCTTGTGCCTTCGGGGTATTCGACCATCGGGATCGGGCTGGACGCTAGTGCCGAGTAGTTGCCCATGCGCCTGTTGTTGGCCAGCCAGCTGGACCATACTTGGCGAACATTTTCCTGCCGTGGTCGCCCGTAGTAGTCTGTGCCTTCCTGATCGTTCACGAACAACAACGTGTCTTCGGCACTCAGTTCCACGCCCTGATTCTTCACGCCCCGGTATTCACCGTGATCTTTATCGATCATGATTTCGGTCAAGTCCTGCAAGAGTGGCTTGAGCTTCTTGTAGCCGAGTCGTGATTGCGGAAGTGGATTGCCCTTGCTGGTCCGGCTTACCGGCTCCCACACCTTCTCGAAGGCCTGAAATCCGCGTGAGACACCTAGCAGCATGTTCTTGAGCAGGCGGTGCCAGTGTTTTTTGACTTGGTCGAAGACGAAATCAACACGATCCTTGGGGGTGTCGTTGTCGCTGCCCTCAACTGTCACCTGCACGGAACGCAGGGGCGCGAATTGCACCATCATGGCGATTGCGATGATGGGATTGGTTTCCATTCGACGATAGTTCGCGTAGGTTCCGGGCTGCTCGTCACCTTGGTCAAGTTGGCCCAGCGTGACGCCTGAGGCGAACATCCGACCGCGTCGCGGGTCTTGAGGTTTGGTCAATTCGGCCTTGCTGGCCTGCACTTTGGCTTTAGATTTGGTGGCGGCTTTGACCATCTGGCTTGATCCTCGTGGGTGTGCTGTTGGGTTGGTGCCATGTTAAACCCACGTCGCGGGGAATCACCGCCTGATTTTCACGAAGCCAATTTTGCCCGGCTTGGTCTTGGACTCAACCTTGATCGGGCGAATCATCTGGACTCGGTATCGCTCGGCGTCTGATGCGTGACTCAAGCTCGCCTCTGATTTGTCTATCTGGCCATTCTCATCGAGCTTGAGCTTCTTGAAGTCTTCGACCAACCGTTCACACCGTGGGTGCACCAAGTAGTGGGTGCGATCCTTCGTGATCTTCAGCGCGTCGTTGAAGGCATCGAGTGATGCCTTGACGTTGGGTGCCGCTTTGGGGACACGGCGTCGGTAGTCGAATCCATGGGCCTGCAGTTCACGGAATATCCGCTGGTAGCACGATTCTGATGTCACCATCGACCCGGTGTTGCCTGATGGGTCACCGTAGACGTGTATTGGCTGGGTCTTGATGATACCCATTGATTCGAACCGCTCGACGAAGACGTTCATCGTGTCCTCGACATCCCAACGTGAGCCATGGAGTTCGTGCACGGCCGTGAAGGTGTCGGTCATCGGATCATGCTGGCCGACCACGCAGTGCATGCCGGGGTTGAGGTTGAAGTCCCACGCCATGTCGACGGGCAGGTCCGGGCGAATCTCAAGCGATGAGTCGATGTTGCGTGCCTGGTCGAAATGACGGAAGACGCGGCCGGCCGATGAAGTAAGAGGTCGTTCTGTGTACAGGGCTGCCCATACTTCCTCGCCTACAGCGCGAGACATTCGTTCGTAATCTTCGCGGCTGTAACGTTCGGGGCAGAGTGATTCGCCTGGGGCGCGTCCCATCGGATCGCCTTCTTCTGCCAGTGCGGGCAGGCTGATGACCGTCCAGTCGTCCTGATGCTCCTCAATGAGCCAGCCGCAAAGGTCATCGGCGTCCCAGCGTGTCATGGCCACGACGATGGATGCGCCGGGTTCGGCTCGGGTGTAGAACGTGGAGTTAAACCAGTCGCGGACCTTCTGCCGGTTGGTCAAGCTGTGAGAGTCTTCCCAGTTCTTATAGCAGTCGTCAATGACGCCAAGGTCAAAGCCACGGCCGCCCAACGGACCGCCTGCACCGACCGATACCATGCCTCCGCCTTCTGGGGTCAACCACTGCCCTGCAGCGTCCTTGTCTGGTCTGAGCTGTACGCCACACAGTGGTTCATTCATTGCTACGTCGCGGCATTGCCTGCCAAAGTCACGGCTCAGAGATTCAGCGTATGTGGCCAGCATGACCCGCCAAGCCGGGTTACGCTCCAATGCCCACAACGGGAGCCATTTCGATATCAGCTGGCTCTTACCGATTCGAGGAGGGGCATTCAGGATGATTCTTGCTCCCCCACGTTCGATCAGCGGCGTGATGATTTCGCTGGTGTACTGGAGCCATGCGTAGGCGATCCACTGCCCGTGGCTTACTCGTTCGCCATAGGTGTCGGGGTACGCACGCCAGTAGTCCTGGTCGGTGACGGTCAAGCCTCACCGCCCTTGGTCTTCGACGTCACGGTCTTGGTCGTTAATGCCCGCGACTGCTGCTTGGCTATCAATCTCAGGGCGGCGGCAGTCTCGGGTCTCTGCTTCAATCCGTCGAGCACAGCGTGGGCATGTCGGGCTTCAATCTCAATCGGACCGCCACCCGTGCCAAATACTTCCATCTGAACCGGAGCTTCGAGGCCCATAAGCCGATCGATGCGGGTCTGCGCTCTGATTCGGTCGCGGATGTGGGCCTTGGGGTCACGGATGATCTGCTCATAACGGGCGCGGGATTCGGCTCGTTGTTCTTCGATACTGATCTGGGATCGGACGAGCATTATCTCTCGTGCGCGACGCACGTATCGCTCGACGCTGCGTGGCGACATGTCGAATTTCTTTGCCATCGCCCGCTTGATTTGCCCGTTCAGAAGACCCTTGGCAATAAGAGTTTGGCAGGCATCGACTCGTTTGTCCTGTTCGTCTTGGTTTGGTTTATTCGGTGCTTTGGCCACGCTTGGGATTGTAAAGCAGGGTCAATGCGTGGCATGGGGAAAGTGGCAGAGCCAACCCGAAGACCCCGGGGGAGTACCCCGCGGGGCTACGAGTTCGGTGGCTTTGGTTGCATTAAAAAACGTCCTGCCTGGTGGCAAGGACGTCTTCGATGCTATCACGGGCGGTGGCGTGGCGTGGGTTTACTTCGCCGCGATGATTCGTGCCAACTCGCGGTCTACTCGCTTGCAGAATGCGGATCGTTCGGTTGGGGTGAACGCCACATCGTCAGGCAGGTCTATCGGCCACAATCCGATCTTGCCCATCGCGGGTATCGGTGTGGCGAGTGCTCGTGGGTTGGTCGTAATGATGCAGTGTGGGCCTGATGCGTAAGGGTCGTCCGTGACTTTCGGGTCGGTCATGGCCACGCAATCCACGACGTCAACGATGCCGATCACTGCGCCGAATGTCAGGTCTAGACGATTAGCGGTCGTTCCATCAGGCAGTTCGAGTTCGTGGTCACGCGGGTCGCACTTGCCTGCGTGGATCAGAAGCGGGCCACGGTAGTGCATTGGCCGGGAACGGTTCTCGATTCGCTTGTTGCCGTGGATCAGCGCCTGTGCCCAAGGCTGGCGGACAGTCAGGGTCTTGTACGTGCTCATGGATCATTCCTTTGGTTGTGGCGCTGTAACGCCGGGGGGTTATTCTTCGTCTGATTCTGTCGATAGCAACGTATAGGCTGTCGCCCTGCCGTCCGGCGTGTTGCTGACCATCGCACGGACCATCATGCGGACTACCCGCCAGATGTGCCAACGGTGGACGATGACCCGTGATCCGGGCATGTCGCGGGCGATCTGCTCCTGCGCCTGCGTGATGAGGTTCTCTTGCTCGTTCATATCTGGCTGGACCATGCCAAGCGATGCCGCAAGACTGTACTCGTCGGCGCGTGGGAGCCATATGACGACGTTTGAAATTACAGGTTTATCTTTCACGGCTCACCCTTCGATCTGCGGGAAAGCGTTTTTCCAGCGGCGGTTTGCTTCTTGCTTTTCTTCGACGGTTGCGTCTCGCATTT